GTGAGCAACCGAAAGGACTCATAGTATGAATGAAAAAGTAGAAGAAAAATCAAAACGTGGTGGTAAGCGAGAAGGGTCAGGCAGAAAAGCTGGAGTTCCTAATAAACTATCATCAACGGTAAAAGAAAACGTCATTGAAGTATTTAATCGTATTGGTGGCGTAGAGCAGATGGCTATATGGGCTACAGATAACCCAAACCAGTTCTATAACATATACGCAAAGATACTTCCAATGCAAACGGAGATAAGTGGAATAGATGGCTCTCCTATACCACTAAACATAGGACTTGATTTTGTCTCAACTAATAGCAAAGTTTCCTGATAAGCTGCAATTCTTATTCAAGCCTTCACGTTATAAAGTAGCTTATGGTGGTCGTGGCTCTGGTAAGTCTTGGGGATTTGCTAGAGCATTGTTATTACAGGCAGCCAATAGACCATTAAGAGTGTTATGCGCTCGTGAGATACAAAAGTCTATCAAGCAGTCTGTTCATACGCTATTGAGTGACCAGATACAGGCATTGGGTTTAGGTGCTTTCTATGAAGTGCTAGAGGCAGAGATTAGAGGCAAAAACGGCTCACAGTTTAGCTTTGCTGGCTTGGCGACTAACACAGTAGAGTCTATAAAAAGTTACGAAGGTGTGGATATAGTTTGGTGTGAAGAGGCTCAAAGCATATCTAAACGCTCATGGGATATTCTAATACCGACTATCCGTAAACTTGAATCAGAGATATGGATTAGCTTTAATCCTGACTTAGATACAGATGACACATATCAGCGTTATGTGATTAACACACCGCCTGATGCTGTAATCGTTAAAATGAATTATTACGATAACCCCTGGTTTCCTGATGTTCTAGAGGAAGAGCGGTTACACTGTAAAGCAACTAATCCTGACTATGATAATATATGGGAAGGTAACTGCAAAGCTGCTAAAGACGGTGCTATCTACGCTAATGAGATTAGAGAAGCGCAGGAGAATGGCAGAGTAACGAATGTGCCGTATGACCCAATGATGAAAGTTCATGTTGTAATGGACTTGGGCTGGAATGACAGCATGTCAATTATACTGGTGCAACGTGGATTATCTGATTGCAGGGTTATCGGTTACATAGAGGACAGCCACAGAACGCTAGACAGTTATAGCTCACAGTTGAAAGCGCTTAACTATAATTGGGGTGAAATGTATTTGCCACATGACGGTCAGACTAAAGACTTTAAGTATGGCACGAGCGCAGAAGAGATTATGCGTAAGCAAGGCTGGAATGTAAGGATTATTCCTAGAGCTGATATTGAAAGCGGTATTAAGTTAGCTAGAATGAACTTTCACCGTGTTTACTTTGATAAGTCAGTCATTAGATTGTTAGAATGTTTAAAGAATTATAGACGAGCAATTAATTCTGCTACAAATGAGCCTGGCGCACCGTTACATGACGAGTTCTCACATGGTGCTGATGCATTTAGATACTTGGCAACTGCGCTTGACGGCATGAAGAATGAAAGCTGGGGCGCTATTAAATATGATGCAAGGGGTATAGTGTGATATTAGAAGAAAGATTAAAGCAGATTCAAAAGCGCATTGCTGAGTTACAACGTAAAGCAGACGCAATTAAACTAGAGCTAGTTCCTGCCCCTGAAGGTTATAAAGAACATTTGTTTGAAGCGCCTCGCAGACGAGGCAGAAAGAAGCTAAATGAAGCTGAGTAAGAATGAGATACTAGCTCGTATTGAGCAGGAAGAAAACATAGCTTATGGCGTTAATGACGCTGCATTGTCTGACGACAGAGCTGAAGCTATTAAGTATTACTTAGGTGAGCCATTTGGTAATGAGGTTGAAGGTCGCTCACAGGTAGTTAGCTATGATGTGCAAGATACGATTGAATCGGCATTGCCACAACTTTTGAAGGTTTTTGTATCTGGTGACCGTGTTGTTACCTTTGACCCTAAGTCACCTGAAGACCAAGAAGGCGCAGAGCAGGAAACTGATTACATCAACCACTTAGTCATGGAAAAAAACAATGGCTATCTAGTGTTTTACACATGGTTCAAAGACGCACTGTTATCTAAGAATGGCTACGTTAAAGTTTATATTGAAGAAGAATCAGAAGTAGAAGAGGAAAGCTACGAAGGTCTAACAGATGCACAGCTAACAATGCTAGTGCAAGACAGTAACGTAGAAGTATTAGAACACACGCCTTACCCTGACCCTAGCGTTAATCAAGAAGAAATCATGATGCAAGCACAGATGACTGGTCAAATGCCAGTTATGCCTATGTTGCATGATGTAAAAATCAAAGTTACCGAGTACAAAAAAGAAATCAAGATTAAAAACGTAGCACCTGAAAACATCATGGTGTCAGTAGATACGCCTAGCACTAATCTTTATGACGCACGCTTTGTTGAGCATCGTGAAGTAATGAGCCGTGCTAGTGCCGCTGAAACTTTTGGCGTTAGCTACAACAAGATTAAGAATATCTTTGCTGACACACAGGACAGTTACGAAGAAGAATCTAACGCTCGTGATATTTATGACGAGGAATATGACCGAGTAGTTAATGAAGATGAAGTATTAGTTAAAGACGTTTACTACAAGATTGATGATGAGCGTTGGCGCTTTGTAATTATTGGCAATGAGATTATCTATCAAGAGAAAGCGGACTGCGTTCCGTTTGCCTGCATATCACCAATGTTAATGCCACACCGTCATGTTGGTCGCTCTTATGCTGATTTGACAATGGATATTCAGCTCATCAAATCTACGCTGTTACGTGGTCAACTAGATAATATGTACTTGGCCAACAATGGTCGCTATGCTATCTCTGACCGTGTAAACCTTTCAGATTTGCTGACATCACGACCAGGTGGCATTGTTCGTGTTCAAGGCGACCCTGGCACATCTATTCTGCCGTTATCACACCCACCTTTGCCTGCTTCATCATTCAGCATGGTAGAGTATATGGATAACATGAAAGAGAAGCGCACAGGCGTTACTGCTTACAATCAAGGCTTAGACTCTAACTCACTAAACAAAACAGCGACAGGCGTTCAGCAAATTATGAACGCAGCAGCACAGCGCTTGGAATTGGTTGCTCGTACCTTTGCTGAAACTGGCGTTAAAGATTTGTTTGTGTTGGTGCATAGATTAGTGCGTCAAAACTACACTAAGCCTGACATTATCCGTTTGCGTAATAAATGGGTAGAAGTTGACCCTCGTGGCTGGAAAAACCGTAAAGACTTAACTATCTCTGTAGGCTTAGGCTCAGGCAATAAAGACCAACAGTTAATGCACTTGAACTCTATCTTAGCGTTCCAAGAGAAGGCATTAGCACTTGGCGTTACATCACCTGACAAGATTTACAATGCGTTAGCTAAACTGACACAGAACGCAGGCTTTAAAAATCCTGAAGAGTTCTGGACTAATCCGCTAGAAAATCCGCAACAGCCACAACAACAAGACCCAAATCAAGTGTTGATTGAAGGTCAGATGCAAATTGAACAGATGAAGTTACAATCTGAAGCGGCTATCGCACAGCAGAAAGCTGAAGCACAGTTGCAACAAGAACAGTTACGCAGTCAGAATGACGTAATTATTGAGCGTGAGAAGATTGCAGCACAGATGGAATTAGAGCGTTACAAAGCTCAACTCAAGGCTGAAACAGACTTAGCTATTGCACAAATTAAGTCTAGTGCTACTATAGGGATAGTATGAACGAACTAGAAGAGATTAAACGTGGTGAAGAAGCAGACCGCATCTTAAAAAACCCATTATTCATTGATGCAACAGATTCAGTAAGAGAATCTATCATAGCAAGTATGGCAACAAGCGCATTTGGTGACGCTCAGACGCACAATCGCTTAGTGATTGCACTGCAACTATTAGAACAGATAGAAAAACGCTTAAAAGACCATGTAGCTACTGGCAAAATGGCTGCGTTAAAGACAGACGAAAAGTTTAAACTGTTTAGGTGATATTATGGGATTGCTTGAGATATTATATGGGTTTAACAAACCATCAAACAAAGGTGGAATATTATCTTTTGACTATCCTAACACCTATGGTTTATTGAGCGAAAATTCATTTCAAAAAGGGATTAGAAGCTCTCAGTGGTTTAAAGAATATGTAAATGAGTATGGTGAAGAACCTGATTTAAACACAACAGATTATGATTATAGAAAGGCTTGGGCGGCTGGAATTAGACCAGAGCGAGACCCTTATGACAACAATAGGTTGCATTGGGGGTCGGCATTGCCTGATGGAACGATGCTGAAAAGCCCATCCCATAAAAATGAGTGGAAAGAATATTACATGAGAATTACAGGGCAAAATCCTGATGCTGTTGGAGCTACAAAAGCAGATTACGAAAAATTAAAGTTAAGAAAATAATCTTATAGCTAAACACCTAGCTTAATTGTGTCCGCTGTGAAGCGCCACTCTACCAATCGGTGATTGATTGATAGAATTGACAGGAGTAAACAACATGAGTGACCAAGTTCAAGCAGAACAGTCGCCACAAGAACGCTTAGAGGCTTTTTTGGATGGCGATGTACAAAATGACATTCCAGTAAACCTTGATGCAGAAGAAGAGGTAGTAGAGGAAAATACCGAAGCTGAGGCTGAAGAAGATTCCACCGAAGAAGAAGTTGTAGATGAGGACTCTGAAGAGGAGCAATCTTATCTTAAACTTAAAATTGACGGTGAAGAAATTGAAAAGCCACTAGACGAGGTAATTTCACTTGCACAACAGGGTGCAGATTACACCAAAAAAACGCAAGAAGTAGCAGAGCAGCGTAAAGCGCTAGAGGAATACGCTCAGACTATCCAAGTCCAAGAGCAACAACTCAGACAACAAGCTGAATTGCAGCAAGCGTTATTAGGTGAACTAGCGCAGATTACAGCCATTGACCAGCAACTTGCAGACTTCCAAGCTATAGACTGGAATCAGCTTTCTGAAAATGACTTTGTAGAAGCGCAAAAACTATTCTTTACACAAAACAAGTTACAAAACCAACGTGCAGCATTAGTTCAACAACTAGATGCTAAACAACAGCATATTACGCAAGCACAGCAACAAGCACTTAGTCACCGCATTGCTAAAGGCAAAGAAATTCTAGCTAAAGAGATACCGAACTGGAGTCCAGACACCAGCAAAGCGATTATCACGGCAGGTAAAGAGTTTTATGGCTTTAGTGATGAAGAGATGGCTAGTGTACTTGACCCACGTCATGTGAAAGTCTTACATGATGCTATGCAGTGGCGAAAATTGCAGGCAAATTCAACTGTAAAGAATAAAGTAAGCACGGCTAAACCTGTGATTAAACCAGGTGCTAAAGACGTGAAAAAACAAGTAAGTTCAGATATTCAAAAAGCTCGTGACGCATTGCGTAAAACTGGCAAATCTGACTTTGCACAACAATTAATTGAGCGTATGCTCTAAAGGATAAATTATGGCTATTGCAAACACCAACACCTATAACGGCAAAGGTATTGCCGAATCATTTGAAGACATTATTTTTGACATTTCACCTGAAGATACACCTTTGCTTTCTGCTTGCAAACGTATGACAGCAGGTCAAACTTACCATCAATGGCAAACTGACGCACTTGCAGCGGCTGCTGGCAACCGTCAACTTGAGGGTAATGACGCATCTTTTGGCACATTAGCTGCTACAACTGTATTGGGTAACTACACACAAATTTCTAGCAAACTTGTAAAAGTTTCTGGCACTTATGACGTAGTTCGTAAATACGGTCGTAAATCAGAAGTTGCTTATCAGTTGATGAAAGCTGGTAAAGAACTGAAACGTGACATGGAATACGCTATCGTTCGCAACCAAGCATCATCTGCTGGTGGCATCGGTGCAGCACGTTCAACTGCTGGTATTGAGTCATGGATTTCAGGTAACTCAGTAGAAGGCACAGGCAATACAACTGGTACAACACCTGGTTTCTCAGGCGGTACAGTTGCAGCTCCAACAGACGGCACTCAAGTAACATTCATTGAGGCTGATTTGCAAACAGCATTGCAACTTGCTTGGGAAGATGGCGGTGACCCATCATTGATTATGATGTCTGCTAAAAACAAACAACGCTTTGCTGCATTTGCTGGTATCGCTACCAAGTACAATGAAGTTAAAGGCAATGTTCAAGCAACTATCATTGGCGCTGCTGACGTTTATATTTCAGATTATGGCAATCACATGGTTAAATTGAACCGCTATATGCGTGACCAAGCTGTATTGTGTATTGACCCTAGTTATGTTGGCTTGGCAACTCTGCGCCCAATGGCAAAAGAAGAGCTGGCTAAAGTTGGCGACTCAACTAACTGGCAAATCGTTACTGAGTACACTTTGGTTGTTCAAAACCCAGACGCTCACGCTAAAGTGGCTTCTGTAGGCGCTTAGTAGTTAAGTGATATAAGGGTGGGCTTAGGCTCACCCTGTTATGGAGAGAAAATGCCAGTATTATTTGATTATGACCCAGTAACAGGCGTGTCACAGCATTTTGATTATGACCCTGTATCTGAACAAATACATTTAACGTCATCTCAGGATTTAACATACTTGCTAGAAGAATTAAAACAAAAGCGCAATAATCCTGACGCTTGGAAAAAAGGTGTAAAGCAAGATTGGGCGCATTATGCTACAATTCCACCAGTAATAGAGCTTGAGTTAAAGAAAAAGGGGATTGATATTTACAACCCTGCTCAAACAAAAGAATTACTGCGTGAAATTAACGCAAACTACCCATATCTAAAGAGTACCTTTGCACACCATGAATAATGATGAATTAAAGCAGTGTCAAGCTGCTATTCACGAGTTAATAGAAACACAAGATTACGAAAATGCGCTACCAGTTATCTATAGCGTATTAGAGAATTACCCAAATGATGCTGCGACATTACACTTTTTAGGCTACATTTGGTTAGTAACAGGTAAAGAGGCGTTTGCGTATCAATTAGTGCGTAGAGCCTTGCAGGAAGCGCCCAAGAATCATGCTATTTGGGTAACATTTGGTAGGGCAGCGCATGAATTAGGATTGTACTCTGAAGCGCTAAACTGCTTCATGAAGGCAGCAGAAATAAATCCCGACTACGCACTAGCTTATAGTAATGCAAGTGCAACTTTAGTCCAGTTATCGGACTGGGATGCTGTAATTAAATCAGCTAACATGGCTTTAGAGTGCAATCCTAATGACTTAAACGCTCAACTTAACATCTCTCATGCTTACTTGGCTAAAGGTCAATGGCGTGACGGATGGAAGCACTGGGGTAAGTCACTAGGTTGTAAGTTCCGTAAAGAATGGACTTATGGTGAAGAGCCACGATGGGATGGTAGTCACGGTAAAAATCTTGTTGTTTACGGTGAGCAAGGTTTAGGAGACGAGATATTCTATGCAAGCTGCTTAAATGATGCGATAACAGTTAGCGAAAGTGTAGTTATTGACTGTGACCCTAAGTTAGCAGGATTGTTTAAACGTAGCTTTCCTGATGCACAGGTTTATGGCACACGCAGAGAAGCCTATCCTGATTGGATTGCAGATACTGAGATTGATGCTAGATGTGCTATTGGTGGATTGCCTGAGTTTTTTAGAAATAAAGACAAAGACTTTCCTAAAAAGCCGTATTTAGTTGCTGACCCTGAACGCAGGATTATGTGGAGAGCATTGTTTGACTCATGGGGCAAGAAAGTGTTAGGCTTTACCACACACGGTGGCACTAAGCTAACCAATGAGAAGGGCAGAAAGCTAACCCATGAAGATTTATCTGCTATCTTTGGTTTAGATTATGAGTTTGTGTGCTTGGACTACAAAGTTGAAAGTAAGATTGCTGGCGTTCATTACTTTGATTGGGCGACACAGTCAAATGATTATGATGATACTGCCGCTCTTATCGCTGAACTTGATGTGGTGGTTGGAATAAATACTACAGCGCTTCATTGTGCTGCTGCAATGGGCGTTAAAACAATTTGTTTAGTGCCTAAGTATCATCAATGGCGTTATGCTTATCCATCAATGCTATGGTA